CTCGGCGGTTAGCTCGAGGTTGACTTTGAACACTCCCACGTCGTCGAACTTGGTGTCGGGACGGTTGAGGTGAGGATAGCGGGCGATGCCCACGGGTGTTGTGATGGTTTTTGTGGCCATATTAGTGTGTGGTTGGTTTTGGGTTTTGTGTTGGGATGAGAAAATCGGAGCGGCGCAAAATGGTGAGGAAGTCAGCAGCGCGGAGCGTGACAAGCCAGTCCTCGCCGGTGCGTTTGTGAGCGACTACTGGGAAGAGCTTGTCTTTGGCGTCGCGGATTGCCTGGGCCATCCAGTCGCGGATCTTCACGACCTGGCAGAACTTCACCTCAAAGTGGAAGTCGGGCAGGCACGGGCAGACAACGTCCGGCGAATCCCCAAGTCCGCTGAACTGCTGCCCGCGCCTGATCCCAGAGTCGCCGAAGGCTTCGCGCAACTCGTCGCGCCACATGCGCTCTCCGCGGGCGCCTTTTGCGCGACTATTCATTGATGGCCTCCCAGAGCTGTTTCGCCGGTGCGTAGACGGAGCCATCGCTGTCGCTGGTGCGGCCGACCGGGGCGGTGCCCTCGAAGCGGGTGAGCGAGGGGCGCCATGTGAGGTTCAACGTGCCGGTGCGGCCGGCGCGGTGCTTGGCCACGATTAACTCAGCGTCTTGGACTTCCGGCTCCTCGTCCTGCACGGCGTAATACGCGGGGCGATGGATCAAGCAAACGATGTCGCTGTCCTGCTCGATGCTGCCGGATTCGCGGAGGTCGCTAAGTTTTGGGCGGTTGTCGCTGCGCTGCTCGGCTTGGCGGTTGACCTGGGCGGCGGCGACAACCGGGATGCCGAGTTCCATGCTCATGGCTTTGAGGCCGCGAGAGACAAAGCCGACTTCGTTTTCGCGGCTTTGGGCGCCGGAGTGACTGACGAGCTGGAGGTAGTCTACGAAGATGCACTTCACGCCCCAGCGGCGGACAGCGAGGCGGGCGCGGCCGCGGATGTCGAGCAGCGTGAGTCCGCCGCGGTCGTCCACATAGAGGGGTTCGGTGCTGAACTGCGTGGCGGCGTCAAAAATGCGGTGTTTGATCGATGCGGTCAAAAATCCGTTCCGAATGATCTCGGTGTTCGTCTCAGCGCGGCCGAGGACTACGCGCGCGGCCAACTCGGTGGCGGGCATTTCGAGGCTGAAGTAGACGACCGGGACGCCGCGGCGTGCCATGTTGTCGGCCATGTTGAGCATGAGGGCGCTTTTGCCCATGGCAGGGCGGCCAGCGATGATGGTGAGCTGACCTCCGCGGAGGCCACCAGTGACTTGGTCCAGATCACGGATGCCGGTCTGCAGGCCGAGCTTTTTGCCGCCGGCCATGAGGCTTTCCAGCTCTTCGAGGAGGCCTGGGACGATGGCGCTGGGGGCGCGCATGCTGTCGGTGGCGGTGGTGAGGCTGAGGCTAAGGACGCTTTCGCCGGCTTGCTGGAGGACGCTGTCGGCGTCCGCGGCCATGTCCTGGGCGGCGGCTTGCATGGCGACGCTCGCGTCAATAATGCGGCGGCGGGCGTGGAGGTCGCGCAATGTCTGCGCGTGGTATTCGACTGCGGCGCTGCCTCCGGCGTAGTCGCCGAGCATCTCGGTGAGGGCGCCGGCGCCGCCAACGAAGTTGAGCTTGTGCTGCGCGTCGATGCGCTGGGTGACGGCGATGACGTTGGGAGTGCCGCCTTCGCCGCGGACTTCGGCGATGGTCTCGTAGATGAGGCGATGCGCGGGCGTGTAGAAAAGATCGGCGTGGATGCCGGAGACTTCGTCGCAAAGTTTGGGATCAGCCATGAGCGAACCGAGGACGGTGCGCTCGGTGGCAGGGCTTTGGGGAACGGTGCGTTTCATTTTAGGCGGCGCCTCCGTCGTCATTGTTTTCCAGCACGACTATGACAATGAATGTCAGGACGATCAGCGCGAGGTAGGTCAGAATGAGCGCGTTCATTTTCTTCCTTCCTCCGGGCGAGTTGTGCGCGGCGACGCTCCCAGCGGTCGCAGGCTGCATCGACTAAGCGAAATGTTTCTTCTAACCATGGCGTGATGTGGTGTTCGGGCGGCGGTGGTGGTTGGTGCTCAGTGGCCATGACGTTTTACGGCTTTCTGTCGTGGCGTGATCTGTAGGCAAATGTTGGCATGTGTTGGCATGGGAATCAAGGGTTTTTTGGGAGGATGGGCCATTTTTTCAGATGGCCGAAATCGCGGGGTTCGCTGACGGAAGTGACCTTGCCGCACACGCCGCATAGGTCTTCGTGCCAGGTCGAGACGTGGCCCTTGGGCATGCCGCGGCCGTGGGCTTCGCCGCAGGGGCGGCAGATCCACGCGGGATACGGGAACTGCTCGCGGACCTTGGTGAGGATGTCGGAAAGCGAGTCTTCTTTGGCGAAGATGCGCTCGTAGTTGGCCCGGTAGCGGTCGCCGTTGACCGGGCGCAGTTGGTCGCCCTTGCCAGCGCTCATCGGATTGCTGTCGCCTCCTCGATGGCGTCATGCGCCTCGTTGGCGACTTCGTTGGACGGCTTGACGCAGCGGTTGATGACGCGGATGAGGCGATTGTTGGAGCGGATCAGCTCGCGGACCTGCGACTCAAGCGAGGCGGTGTTGTCCGCGAAGTTGCTGCCGAAGCCGACCGAGCCGACAACCAGCTCAGGGATCATGGTGCTCATTTGCGCGTCCTCCGTTTGCCGCGGCCGAAGATGAAGCCGGAGTTGCGGAACGATGGCTGGGTGATCAGACCGCGCTTGGCGAGGAAGCGGTCGCAGGCTGCGTTGATCGACTGAGCCTCAAGCATGAGCCGGCCGAACAGCGGGCCGGTGGGTTCATATTCGAGGGACAGGGTCTTGCCGTTGTGCAGGGTCATTTGCGGGCCTCCTCAAGCTCGTTGGCCAGTTGGCGGACGAGGGCGCGCAGGGCCATTATCGTGGCGATGCTTTCGTCGGCGATCTGCTCAACGTATTCGACGTTGATGTTGAGGGTGGTTTTCGGCGCTTTGCGGGCGCTCGCCTTTTTGGTGCTTTTGGCGACTTTCATAAAATTACTGGTCAAATGTACAGTTGGGGGTCGGACATTGGCTGTCCTAGGTGTTAATAGAAAATCGATAACGTACTCGGGGGGGGGGGGCAATCAATTATTGGGTTTGGGTTAATGATTCTGCAACGGCGTTAAGAAGTTCCCAGTTACCGGGTTTCCGGTGCTTGTTGGGGTCGTAGCGGACGCTGACGCGGTTGCTGATGTCGTCGAAGGTCCAGAAGACGAACTGATTGAGGTCGGGCAGGTAGGCGGCGAGCACATCGAAGTCGTGGATCTCGTAGGGACGGGCTTTCAGTCCGCCGGTGGCGCGCTTGACGGAGACGTGGTAGGCGCCGCGGTCGAGGGTGGCGGTCTTGACTTGGACGGCGATCGGGCGGACGCCGGCGCGGGTCAACATCACGTCGGTGGTCTGGGCGTGGCCGAAGGGCGTGAAGATCTCCCAGTCGTGGACTTGGGCGCCGACAATGAAGAGGGACTCGGAGATCTCTCCTTTGCGGCAGGCGGATAGGACGGTGCCTCCGGTGATGGGGGCGTGGATGCCGTCTTCGAGGGCGAATAGGGTGCTCATGGGTTAGGCTGCGTTCTCCTTTGCGAACTGTTCGCGCATCTCGGCGAGGGAGCGCTCGAGGGCGGTTTGTTTGGGTTGGCCTTGCACAGGCAAGGGGATCGGCTGGCGCTGTTGGCGCAGCTTCTGCAGCTCGTCGGGGAAGACGACGCCGGAATAGTTGTTAACGATGGCGCGTTCCATCTTCTCGACCGCATCGCGCTCGTTGAACTCGGCTAATTGTTTAAGGAGTCGGCGGGCGCCAATCTCAGTCAGGGGCGATCGCTTCTGGCGCTTGTGCTCAATTAAATCAACCCAGACCGCGGCGAAACCTGGGCCGTGAGGCAGGGGTAAAGATGCTGGGTCGAATTTGCGAGTGGGGGCGCGTTTTGGTTTCGGTGCTTCCTTTTCCGAAGAAGAGGGTAGCGAAGGCGATGAAATCGCCGGAGCGGGCGCGTCAGCGCCTTTATTACGTTCCTTTATGTTCCTTATTGTTGGGGTCTCATTCTGAGACCACTTGGGTCTCATTCTGACACTACTTGGGTCTCTTTCTGAGACCGGTCTCATTCTGAGACCCATCTCGGCGGACACACCGGGGATCTTCCAAATCGATGCCTCGGCGCCGTCGCCGGCCAGCTTTCGGTAACCTTTTTCGACCATGATCAGCTCGCCGCGGTCTTGCAGGCGGCGCAGGCACCGGGCGACCGTAGCGCGGGCGAGGCGGGTCTTTTCCTCGAGCTTGCCCCATGAGCCGAAGCAGTTGCCGCTTTCGTCGGCAAAGTCGGCCAAGGCCAGTAGGACAAGCCGGTCGGCACCCTCCGCAGGCGACTGGGTCCAGACGTAGTTGGTGGCGGCTACGCTCATCGGCGCCAGCGGTTGCGGCGGATGCCGTCGCGGTTCTCAAAGACGAGGCGACCCTCAGTGTCGGCCTTAACGTACACACACTTGATGCGCTCGCCGGCTGACCAGTCCGCGGCATTTTGCACTGAGCAGATGACTGGCTCCGACCAGTCGGGCACCGAGACGTAGAGGAGGCGGGTGTTGGGGATCTTTTTGGGGAGAACGGCGCCGGTCACTTGGTCGCCGGGTTGGTAGCCGACTTGTTTGGCGACAGTCTCGGCGAGCTGCTGGTCGGTGACTGGGGCGGCTTTGAGGATGGCTTCGGGGGGATTTTCGGCAGGTTGACTGATGGGTTGGCTGATTGTTGACTTTGCGGCGGCTAGGATGTGCTTGATCATAAAGTGTTTTTGTAAAAAATTTCGGGGGCTGCTATCGGTGGGGGGTATTTGCAAAAGTCAGAGCATCGACCCCCGCCCCCCCCGGTCGGACAGAGGAATATGCTTGTTGATGTGCAGATATGAGCGAAGTAGTCATGACCTACATTGTATATGGTTATGATCACGATGCGTTGATGTGCAATGAGTTACAGGACATTGATCTCGGCGTTATCAGCCCGATCTGGCAGTGCAGCGGCCTTTTGCGCGTCCGGTTCCGGAGGGCCGACCGGTTCAAACGCCACATCGATGACTTGGTCAGTCTTCCGCAAGCCGCTCACAAAGTCCTGCCAAGCCTCAGCCGCAGGCGCCATCACATGCTCCACACGCTGTGTTGCTCCACCAGCCAGCAGTTCAGATTTCTCTGTTGCAACCGCAGACATGATAGTGAGTTCGTGACTCTTCATGTCGGGTATCCTCTCAAAGAGTTCCGCGGTCCCAACTGCGGCCAAGGTCTTCCAATTCTTCGACGTGATTTCCCGCGCGCGTTCCAACAGCTCCGGCCTGTTGCGTATCAGCGCCATGATCGTGTGGTACGACGTGTTGAACGCGCGGCACATCTCACGGATCGACATGCCGGCCATATGCGCTGCGGCGATCTTCTCAGCCTTCGCTTCGGGCACCTCGAGGCCGGTTGAGCGGCCCACATGCACCGGAGCAATCTCTGGCTCCGGCTTGGCTGCTTTCTTTTTGGGTTTAGATGTCGTCCGCGGTCTTGCCATGGTCATGAAATCAAAGTGCCTCTGCGGGGCATTTCGTGAATTGCCCTCTCTGTAGAAATCTCCCTTAGATAGCGGGTCACATTCGCCATCACCCTCTGAGCGTCAGCCTTGCCGCCGATGACCTTGAAGATGACCAGATGCCCGCCACAAATTGCCCAGGCGCAGCGCGTCAGCTTCAGCCCGGAGCGCAGGTATTTGGACGCCGCACCGATGCGTGACTGGATGCGCCACTCGTTGTGGGCGACCGGCCAAGCGCAGAGGAGGGGCGCCGTCCTCAAGCCGCCAGCCTCCGTTGCAGGATGTGCTTGGCCCACCAGTCGATCCCCTTGGTCAGGTGGTAGCGGCCGCAATACTTGCACTCGTAGACAGTCATCATCGGCTGACAACGGCGCGCCTCTGCCGCGGTGTGAAACCGCCGCTTCCGTCCGCACGCTCGCCACTGCTTGAAGGTCATCACCTTGGGCGCTTCCTCCAGATCCTCTCAGCCACCGCCAACATGGCAGCCGCCGGCAAGCACGGCCGGTCGCCGTGATACACCTTGGCGCCGGTCTTCTCGTTGTCCCGCGCGGCGAGCCATTGGGTGACGAGGTCGATGTCGTGGGTGGTCATGGCTAGTTCAGCGCTCCCCATTGCTCGGCCATCGCATCGGCGATGCCTTGGTAAGTCTTGCTTCGCTCGGCCCAGCGATTCTCCGAGGGTGGCAGCTTGTTCTGGCCGCTGTCGGTCTGGTTGCTCCACCGCGGCA